AGGTCCTACTTTGAGGTGCCTACCCCGCAGGCGTGGATGCTTTCCGGTCACCCACTCCATAAACCGTCCCCTCGGGTTTTACAATTGTGGAAAGTCCAAATAGTATTAATTCGAGAGAGCAGAGGGGTCAGGTTTATCCTGTCCCTCTTTTTTTTATTTAGTTTTTTAGCCTCCGTTTCAGGCGTGAGCCTGGTAATAGAGGCTTTCAGTTTGTCACTTTGATGCGACATTACGCTTAACAATATAGGCAACGCCGCGATACCTCAAGACAATTTTTTTTTGTTCGGCTTGCTGTTCGCGTACACGTTGGCGCAGTTCGATTTCAGACATAGTAGACTCCAAAAACCTTACCCCCCGTTCCATGAGTAAGATGCCTGCGTCCCGAAGGATGAACGTATGGCTGGAGTCTACTTCTTTTTTGCAGTCTTGGCAGAACGCTTAAAGTTTGCTGCAGTTGGTGCACCTTTTGCTCCAGCCTTACGCATCTTCTCGCCACTGCCACCAGCAATACGCTTACGTTTTGCGTGTATGTTAGCGTATAATCCAGGTTTAGCCATAGGTTTTTTTAGATTTCTTTTTAGCAAGAGGTAGTTGTGGGCCAGTCCGTTTGAGGAATGTATCTTTCTCGTTAGGATTGTCTGTGCTCTTACCTTTATTGTAGATCTTTTGTTTCTTTTTTGCACCTTGGTGGCCGGGGCCAATGTCAAAGGACTGTGAAACAAAATTGCTGTTAAAAGCTCTTTGATCAACTCGTTTGTTTTTCATCAGCATTTCCATTTGCGTAATGCGAGGGCCTTTCGTGTAGGCCGACCCTTGCTGTCTTTCATTGGTCCTTTCATACCTTTAAACCTAGCACAGAAAGACCGCTTGCGAGGGCCACCACCAGGCTGAGGTGCCTTTAGGTTAGACCCTGTAGCACGATTATATTTACGCCTACCGGCAGCAGTCAAGCCACCGGACCGCGATTTATGTGTACCGATCTTAAGACTTACAGAACGTGTACTACTTTTTGTAGCCTTTGCCACCTTTCTTGCCTCCGCAGGAGCCTTTGCCTTTGTAAGCCATCAAGCCATCCTCCGACGACGCAGGGCAGCAAAATCATCACTGCCGATCTTCATTTTATCACCAGCCGTACGTGCAATTTTTTGTTGCTTAGGCGACAGCTTCTTTTTCTTTTTCGACTTATTTTTAGGGCGTCCAACTTTAGAGCCGTATGTTCCAGGTCCGTCAGGCATTGTTTTATACTAGGTAAGGTTTACGTTTTAAAAATCGATGTCAGATCGTTCAAGTTTTTTCATAATCTCTTGTCGATATGCAGGATCACGAGAGTAACGTGGGTCATTCATAGCTTCAACAAGTTCAGCTTGGCTTTGGAATACATTTTGTGTGTTGGTAGGAGCCTTGCCTTGAACAAGGTCACCTTCTACACCAACAGAGTCTTGGTATTTGTATGCCAAAGCTTGTACTGCAAAGTATGCAGCAGCAGGGTTACCTGAATCCATCACCTCATCATATAAAGTGACTTCATCATCAGACATGTTTTGGCTAGCCCATTGCACCATGTTGTCGTAATTTTCTTCGCCACCTACAACACCCTTCAACCCTTGAACATCTTGTTCATTAAGTTGACGAGGTGCATCAGATTGCATCTCATTACGATACTCTAGATACATTTTAGCAAGATCACCTGGCTTAGTATCTGCTAATTCTTTCAGTGTTTCTTCTGAAAACTCGCCTTTAGATTCTTCCCAAAGACGATCTAGCAGAGACTCCTCAGTTGTTTCTTCCTCTTGCTCCTCTTCTGGAGGTTGCTCCGTAGTTTCTTCTGGTTCGTTATTTTCACCAAGTTTCTTTTGCAGTTCTAAGTATGCAGACTCAAGTTCTTCTGCACTTTTGTATTTACCAGCAAGCATCTTATCTTGCTGTGACTGCATCTCTTCACCAATTTGAAGAGACTCTTGTTCATCTGCATTTAGTTCTCCCGAAGAATTTTCTTCTGGGATCATCGACATTACTTCAGCCATAGGTGGTTAGGATGGTTGTTGTAGCTGTTCTGCTACTGCGGGGTTTTTAGAAGGATCTGCCATTGGTGTTTTCATGGCATCAATAGCTAGTTGATTGTTTTGCAAGTCTTGTTGCTGTTGCATAGCCATCTGTCTTTCTTCTTGAACTTCTTGCATAGAACGTACAAGGTTCAAGACGTCAATGCCCTGAGCAGCAGCCAATCGTTTAATTACTTCGTCAGTGTTAATAAACTGACCTATAGCTTCTGGGCCAATAGTCTGTGCAATAATAGTTAAAAACTGACCAAGACTTTCTCTGTCTTGACCACGGCCAAGAGCATTAATACCAGCAACAATAGTTGGTTTAACAATATCTTTTGGGATCCGTGGAATTTCGCCAGACTTTTGTGCTTGACTCAGTTTACGATTTAGGTATGGAACAAGGAAGTCTACAGTCAATAGGCTAAACAAACCGCCTAGTTGTTGTTCCAGTTCCATCTGTGTCATGCGTACTTCTTCTGCAGTTGTACGTTCACTCTGTCTCACGTTAAGGATTAAGAATGCTTCATTCAACCGACGTTCAAGTACGCCAATCATTTCATAAGCAGTACGGAAGTCAGCAGTTTTGCCGACCTGAATGACACCTACGTCATCAGGCCGACCCTGAATGATAGCTCCGTTACCTGCCTGTGCAAGTGTGCTGGGTTTAGTAGTAGAGGATGGACTGACAGTAAACACAACTTTACTTGCAGCAGCAGAACCTTCTACAAGAGATTGGCTCAAACCTTCTAAAGATTTTAGGTCGCCAATAAACTGACCGACCCTACCTCTACCGTAACTTTCACCATCCACCGTGTTAAACCTTAATGGAATCCAAGGGTTAACATCTAAAGGTGACTTGCCTTGCGAACCTTTTACCACTATGTCGTACACCTCTTGGTGCCAAACAAAACGATTGTTGTCACGACGTACGTGTGTGTATACGTCTACATCATCTTTATATGAACTGTTGTTATCCATGACTTTTTCATTCAAGAATCCGTCAGGCAGTTGTTTTTCAATTAGTTTTTTAGAGGTACGTTCTTTTGTGACTATTTCAATCACTTGACCGTTCCCGTCTCGGTCCACTACAAAGCGGTTCAGAGGGTATAACTTTAATCCAAATTTGCTCATAAAGATAAGAGCGTTGCCACCTACAACCAAATGTTGCAAAGCCTGATGAACCACAACACGGTCATCGGATGCTGCAATAGATTCTAGGATTGTACGCTCAACTTTAGCAAAAGACAAATCAAGCTCAGACTTAATTTCAGGTCCAAAGTCTTGACCCAGTTGACTTTCGTCAAGCTGCAATTTAAAAAACGAAGTTTGCACAGGCAGTAAAGCTAGCATCAATTTAGATGCCAACGTCACACAACCCTTAGCTCCGACGCTTTGGTATGGTGTCTTCAGTTGTCGCATACCCATGGTACTTTCTTCGTGACCACGGATTAAATATGGAAGAGTTAGTTCTGATGCTTCTTTAGCTTCATCTAAAAACTGAGAACGATCACTAGACAAATAGTCATATCTTGTACGTGCTGACATTATTAAATGTTAAGTGATGAGATACGCATACCAGATCTACCGAACTGGCTGCTGACTGTACGCCTTGCGCCAGTCGATGCGAATTGTGGTGAACGTGCAGCTTTAACACCTGTCACTTTTTGACGTGACGGGTTGGCATAAGCATCTGCTACACGTGCTCTTTGCTGGCGTTGAATATCAGCTTCCTGTGCCTGTTTGATTCTCTCTTGCAACCCACCGATTTGACTTTCGTAACCAGTACGAGTTGTGCTTAACTCACTTCGCAAAGCACCAATGTTTGTTTCAAACAAACTTCGTTGTGATGAAAGTTGATCAGCAGTTTGCTGTCCAAGTGTTTGCCGCAAAGTATTCATTTGGGATTGATACTGTCCACTGAGCTGTGAACGTAAATCACCTAAAGCTTGTGTTTGTTGTTGAGAATACTGTGAACCAAGGGTTGATCTTAAATTTGCAAGTTGAGAATTAACTTGATCTTGTGTAATACCTTGAACAGGTTTAGGTGCGTTTGCAATCTCAAGCTCACGTGCTTGTGTACTTTGTGTCAGTGCATCAAGGCGACTTTGCAAGTCTGTGATCTGCTGTGCTTGTTGAGGATCAGTTTGGTATTGAATTTGCGGGGTTGGAATTGGTTTAAAAAGGTTGTATTTTTTACTACCACCAGATTTAAAATTGGGTATAGTTGCTTGACCTGTACTATAATAACCTGCAGGTGCTGCTGAACCTTCCTTGCCTGCAATAAGTTGTTTGGCATCAAGAGCACGTTCTAAATCACTATAACGTACACCCCTAAAATTATAATTTAAGTTTCTTCTGGATGCACTACCAGTAGGCTGGTCGTACAAGAACATCGCCTGGTGAAAATTAACGGTTGGGTACCGTAAATCTCTATGCTGTTGTGCCATCAGTTATCCTCCATATATTTAATGACCCACTCAACGACACTACGTTGACCAGATCGGTACATAATTTTTTGCATTGCATCATCAGGTGTAGGGTTAGTGGGTGGGAAGGCTTCTTCTAATGCGTGTATTAATCCTTGAGAATTCATCCCAAGGACTTCAAGCATATTGGGGGAGGTTGACATTACTATGTTCAAAGAAAGCGGGCATACGAGCAGATTTAGTAAACGAAAGTTCTGGTGCTTTGCCTTGATACATTAAATTATCGCTGGAGTCAAGCCAGAATTGTTTGTCTAAATGCTTGTCGGTGTTACTACCTAGTGGTTGCATCACCCAATTGATAGTTGCCTTACGGAGTTTATCAAGAGAAGGACTGATGCTAAGCCCCAGCTCCCGACAAACAATGCTATTGGCAGCAACGTGAATTTGTTCATCTCTACTTATGTCCGCACTTACGGTACGCATTCCAGGGTCACCAACAGCGCGGAGCAATGGTAAAAGAACGAAGAACACTGCACGCTCGGCAACCATCGCTTTGAGGATTGTATGATCCGGATGCGCTGTCCAAGCATCACGTAGCCGTAACGCTTCAGCCTCAGCTTTTTGATCAACCCCGTAAGCATTGGCAATGTAACCAAGTGCGAGATCATGGTTTTCTTCGTCTTTGACATTGGATTCCAATAGCTCTCGTGATAGCTTTGGTACGTCGGTCGCCAGTCCATTACGAATAAAATCTCCCACAGGTAGTTCCATGTGTCGCAAGGCAAGGGCACGGAGCAGAGTCTCGTGTGCACCTTCCTTGCATGTACCAGCAGTTGTCTGTACTGGTGTCCATTTGCGTTTTCTGTCTAGTAGTTTTTGATAAGGATTCATTCTTGACAATCACATTGAGGTTCTTCATTTAAAATGCCTCCTAAATACTGTTCGATATCACTGTCAGCTAATGCTGCATAAGCATCAGACTTGTCTTGAGTGTCAGGCATTACCTGTAAACTGTAATAGAGGCTAGTTTGCGGGGACCGTAGCCACTCTTCCACGAATTCATTATCGTAGGTTACAACGTCACTCCAAGAGTTAAAGCTATATCCATGAAGAAGCCCTGTGTTATTGAGCATTGTCATCAGTCCATCTGCGACAGCCCGGTAGGCGTCCCATCCACACTCTGAAGCAATTTCAACATCACCGTAATTATATGTTTGTACACCGAACGTACCGCTATCACGGTCAACAGTACGGCTGATAGGTGGTGCAATTTCAGGAGTAGACGTGTAGCCATCGAGATCTTTTGACCTGTAGCTACACGATGCAGTAGGGGCAATTGCAAACGCCCT